TGAGAGGCGCTGTAGTCGTAAAGGATAATGTCTATGCCACTCGAACCCTCAATATAAAAGTCCTCCGCGACGGCTTGAATTTTATAATAATCGGTGTTGGTGTCATGGTCAGCAGCGGTGTATAATAGCAGCGCGCCCCCGTTACTACTCCCCGTGCCATGGCCGTATATAAACATCTGACCGAATGCGAAATCGTTTAGGCCGATTTTAATGTTGTCACCCGCAGTAACGGTCACGAATGACGGACTGTCGGTCGTCGCCACGCCCTGATCCATGTCAGCGGCGTTCTGCAAGTCTCCCGCTGCTGCCGTGACAAAGACCACCGCGCTGCCAGACAGGTTCAGCAACGATCCGGTGCTGCTTTCGTCCAGCGTACGCGACAGAGTGGTGCCGGTCGCCGTGTAGGTGCCTGTGCCGATTTCCCAGTTACTACCATCCTCAATAACGTAACGCACGGTCTGGCCGTCAGTGACGCCAGCCGATGCGAATGTTTGGTAGCCCGAAACGGCACTGCCAAGGGTGATTGTGCCAGCGCCTGTGCTGGAGGTGCTGACTTTTGCTCGATTTACCAAAGTGACCATTGGTCAACACCTCGTTTTGTTATGCCGGGTCCGGGATGCCAATGGCGACAGACGACAGACTGAACGTGTTGCCAGAGGTCACCGACTGTGAAGACGTGAGCGACCCGGTGGCAAGCAGGCGGCTGTTGCTGGTGTCCACAATCGCGTAGTGCGTGGCGGTCCCGGTGCTGGTCACACTGCCGTCGGTGATCGCAGCAACGACAACCTCCCGACCGCCGCCCGAGCGGTCCTGCGGCGCGCCGATGGACAGCGAGGTGCTGTTACCAAGCGTGTAAGTGCTGGTCGCGGCGGCGTATGTGGTCGGCTCCTGCGAGCAAATGTCGATGCGGTTTGCCTCGGTGTCTAGGACAGTCAGGCCGTTATCATAGACCCGGTCGTTAAGCGTAGCCATGATCGGCCTCCTTTTGCTGGTGGTGGCATAATAACATGCCAGACGATTTAATGACAGATGCGCTTGTTTTGCTCATTGTGGATGATAATCTCTACTAACAGCGCGCGGTCGTTGCGCAGCAGCCAGTCCACGGTGCGCTGGCTGTCAAACAGCAGTGGTGAGGTGATGTCGCAGTAGCTACCTGTCGTCGTGACGCAGCCACTGATTGGCGCGATCAACAAGGTAAGGATCATCCAGCGCTTCAATTTCATCGGCGGCCTCTTTGGCGGTCCTGTAGTTGTCCAGTCGTGCGCGATCTATCTTCGCCTGCTGACGGGCGATCCCGCGCTGCACACCGGCCATGTAGATGCCCAGAACGCCAGCCGCAAAGGCCAGCGCCAGCAGGGCGTACAGTTGCAGCCTAGCGCCGACCATCCGCCCAAGCTTTCAGGCGCTCTCGCATGATCCAGAGAGCCAGCAGGACGACCAGCACGCAGCCACCTATGGCAATAAGCTGTGCAGCCCCATCCAGCGCACCGACAGCCGCTACAGCGCCACCTGCACCGCTGGCGATCTGCACTGCTGATGCCTGCACTGTGGTGGACTGTGCCGGGGATGTGCGGGCAGGCTTGGCAGGCTCACCCAGCCAGCGCTTCAGGTCAAAGCCGGGGCAGGCTTTCGCCGCATAGTCGTGATGCGCGCTGACCTTGGTGATGCCGTGCGCTGCCTTCAGAGACGCCAGCAGCTTGCGCAGCGCGGCATCTTGCTCTGGCGTGTAGTTGTCCGCAAAGTCGTCGGACTCTGCGCTGCCGTGACCGCCGATTAGGCTGACACCAATCGTGCCTTTGTTGTGGCCCTTCACATGCGCGCCAACCTTTTCGACCGGGCGTCCTGCGGCCACGGTGCCATCCCTGTCAATCAGGTAATGATACCCAACCTGCGACCAGCCGCGCTGCCGATGCCATGCGTCAATCTCGGCGACCTTGGCGGCGGTCGGCTTGTCGGCCATCCATTCCGGGCGCGTGGCCGTGCAGTGAACGATGATTTCATTGATCGGTCTCATCACTTAGCCTCAAGCGCGCGGAGGATGCGGTCTGACTGATCCATTAAAGCGTCCAGACGGGTTTCAATCCGACCAAGCTGCACGGCCTGCGCCTGCGCGGTATCCTGAATTTCTTCGACCTGCGTTTCGACTTTAGTCAGTCGGGCCGAATTATTGTCGATGTCAGACGACATCTGCGAAAACATCCAGACGACACCACCGGCTTGAACAACTAAACCGATGATAAGCGTCACGGGGACCGACTTATTCAGGTGCCAGCTTTCAACGTGCGCCATGTCATCCCCCTTCAGGCCATAGGCTTGGCGCGCATGCGGATGGAAGACGATCCGATGCGGGCGCGGTCACTTTCAATCTGTATGGCGTTCAGTGCCTGTTCCAGCATCATACCCCATACTTGGGTGCGGTTGTCCTCGCCAAGATACGGCGCAGCCTCCATCAACGCACCGTACAGGTACACATCAGGGGCAGCCGCCAGCAGCCAGTTGCTGGTGGTTTCGTCCGTCAGGGCGGGGATGCTGCTGTAATATGTCAGTTCGCCAGTGTAAGTATTGCTGTCAGGCGCAGGGACCACCTGAAACTGGCTGCCAATCATGGTGAAAAACTTGGGACGCCCGGTCGAAGAAAAGATGACCCTTTCTTCTGCCGCTTGGTCGGGCGTCACATATTCCAGCGTGGTGATCGGCGTGGTGTTAAGCTGAAAGCGGATGTTTTCCAGCCAGTCAGTCGGCACGACGAAATACCCAGTGTCCACAGTCGCGGTCGCACGCTTGACCATGCGATAGTCGCGAATGCGGCGGTTGAACTTGGCCTCTGCCAAGTCAATGAAGGACGGAATGTCCTGCGCCACAGCGGGCGTATTGAGCCAATTCTCAATCGCCCGCTGCAACTCGGTATACGTCGTGATCGACATTAGCCGATGACACCATCAGGCGTTTCCGCCGACTTGGACTGATTGTCTGCCGGGGCAGACAGCGAGAAGCCCGCCGCTTTCAGGTCATCAAACGACAGCGTCTGAGACGACCGGACCGCCTGCTGGACCTGCATGGCCACTGCGCTCTGCATCGCCTGCGACCGCGCGTCATCCATCAGGAACGGCGATGCGTGCATCAGCGAGGTGTACAGGTAGATGTGCGGTGCCTGCTGGATCAGCCAGTTCACAGCGCTGTCACCAGACTGCGTGCCGTCGCCACCGGACGACAGGGCCGGTATCTTCGCATAGTAGTCCAAAGCGAAGGTGGTGCTGGCAGAAGGTGCCGGTGCAAGCTGCATCTTGCGACCGATGATCGCGAAGAACTTGGGCGTACCGGCAGTGCGCAGGCGCGCACGGCGCAGCGTGATAAGCTGCTGCGGCGTCACTTGCTCCAGCGGCGAACTATCAGCGCCATCCACTTGGGCGTAGATCAGTTCCAGCGCATCAGCGGGCAGAGAAACGGACGACGTTGTCGTGGTGACCGTCGAACTCTCTGCCATGTGCGATGCGCGCAGAACGTCGTTCAGCGTGCTTTCTGCCAAAGTGATGAAATCAGGGATTTGCTGGTCAAGATCGGCGCGGTTAAGCCAATCTGCTAGTGCTGCCTTCAGCGTCCCGTAGTTTGTAATAGCCATTACATCGGTCCTTTACAGTTGGCCTTCGCGGGTGCGGAACACTCGGTTGTCCGAGTTATTCAACCATTTCTTCAGCGCCGCTGGATCATCAGCAATGCCGCGCCGCTTCAAGTCATAATACACCGAAAGCGGAATTGATGCGACCCTGTTCATGTCCCCCCACTTGGTACGCTTGTCTGTTTCGACACGCTGGCGGCGGTTGCTCTGATCGACATCTATGTTCTGGACAGTTTCAATGACGTATTCGCCATTGTCCTTCACATGCCAGTATCTGGTGATGCCTGTCGCGGGGTCAGTATCAAATACACGTTTCTGCATATCATCTCCGAATGGTCAGCGGGGCGAGCCGCAGCCCGCCCCGCTTAGTCATTACGACGTGGTCAGGTCGGCCACGATGCCGTGGGCTGCTTCCTGCGAAATCTTCAGACCGAATTCGCAGATCATCATGCCCTTCTCGGCGTCACCGGTCTTGGCCAGTTCGACCTGCTGGATCGGACGCAGGTAGCAGACCGATGCATATTCAGGGTCGAGGACCAGAGCGTCACGCGCACGCTGGAAGCGGTTCGGCACAACCGTAAGTGTACCGAAATCGCTCATGTAAACGTCAGCCGCGCCAACAATGGTGGTCGGCGAGTCGGACGGTGCCATGTAACGCTGCGCTGCGATGCCAGCGAATGCCGACACTGCCTGCTTGTTGAACGCGCCAACCATCAGGACGGACGGGTTGCCACCCGATGTCCATGCCTGCTGCATCACGTCTTTCAACATTGCCTCGCTGAAGGCCCTCTGAGTCCCGTCAGTACGGGCGTCAGTGCCGTCGCCGGTCGGTGCTGCACCGCCAGTGCCAACGCTGTCGTTGGTGGCAATCCACGCGCCGATACCTGCAGTTTCAGGTGCGGTCGAGGAGTTACCTGCAGCGCGGGCATTATTGTCCAGCAGGACAGCTTCCACGTCGCGCTTCAGTTCCTTGCCACGCTTGGCAACCTGATACGCGACTTCGTCAGCGCGGCCAGCCTTGTCCACAGCGGCAAGGTTGTCTGCAATGACGTAGGTGCGACGACGGATGTGGGTGTAGTTGCCCAGACGGGTGGTCGCCGATGTCGCGTCGAACGACGAAACGTCGTCACCGTTGATGACAGCGGTGGTCGAGGTTGCCGCCAGCGAGTCGGTCTGCCACTCGAAGAAGGTGTTCGAAACAGACTCGGAACCCACGTTCGACTGGAACGGGGTTTCTTCCGGCGAGATGTTGGCAATGGTGTTTGCCAGCTCTTCACGAATGCCCTTCGCGTCGAAGGTGGTGAAGGTATTTGTCACGATAGCCATGACGATTGCTCCTATAGCAGAGATTTGATGACAGAGGCCGCGTCTTGGACCCGGCCAGTTTGCTTCAGGCGTTGTTGCGCCCTCTCTACATCAGAACGTCTGCGGGGCTGTGTCCCCTTGGAACCTGCTTTCATCGGCTTGGGGCCGGTCGTCCGCTCGCCCTTGGCTTGCGAAATCTTGGCCTTTCCACGTTCAAAAAGCATGGGATTGCGTGCCATTGCGACGACGCCAGCATGCTTGATGCTGTCCACGTCATTCGCGTCAAACCCCTTGGCCAAAAGAAAGTCGCGAATTTCCTTCGCTTCCCTCTTCGCAACGTCAGCGTTGCGCCATTCAGGGATCAATTCAGGCAACCGGCTCTGTTCAGACTGCAGGACTTTCTGCTGCTGATCGGCCATCTGTCTGTGCTGAATTTGCAGCATGCGCTGCTGTTCAGCTTCGACCGCCTGAATTTGGGCAATGCGCTGCTCCTTCGCCTTACGCCACTGGCGCTCCAGCTTAGTCGCTTCGATGGGGTTCTGTTCGTACAGACTGTCCCAGTCGGGTTCCGCTTCGACCTGTTGCTGCAGTTGTTGCCGCATAGCTGGCAACAGAGTTGCATACTGGTCACGTTCTGCCGCCATCTCAGCTTCCATAGCTTCCAGCGCCTTACGCTGTTCAGCCAACTGCTGAGACTTGCGGGTGTAGTCCGATTGCCGGGAATACCCATTCAGCAATTCATCAAGCGTGACCTCGATTTCCTGACCATCCACCTTGACGGTGTAAGTCCCATCGGGTTGCTCGACCTCTTCGCTTTCCGAATAGTCGCCTTCGTCGGTCGGTTCATATGCGGCTTCCGCCTCATAATCACCATCGGTCTCATCGACCGGCGCATCATCGCTTGACGCCGTGTCCTCAAGGGGGGCCATCATCGCTTTGACTGCTTCAGTTGCTGAACGCAGGTCGCCCGGAGCGTTGTCTGCCATAGCTACTACCTCATTTTTATCACCTTGCGGTCTTTTCGGCAACTATGCCGTCTTCGACGTAACCAACCAGCCGCTGCCGCACTGCGTCCAGCCCGTGCTGCCGGGCTTGGACACTGGCAAGCCTGCCAGTATCTCCAAGCCCAGCAGCGCGGAAATCGTCGAAAATCTGTTGCTGCATTTCGTCTAAAAAACGCTGCAGGTCCGGGTCATCCAGAAGCCGCTTGGCTTCACGGGCGTCCGACAGGATTTGCTGCTTGGTTTTCTTCGCCACGAACTGCATCCTTCACCATTTCGGCCTGCGCCTTCATTACTTCACGCGCAATAGCCGTGCTTTTCTTGACCTGTTCGGCACTAAGTTGCGCGCCGTACTTGGCCTCCAATTCAGCGGCCTTCATGTAGATGTCGATCTCCATCTGGTCGCGCTTCAGTTCCTCTTCCCGCATACTCTCTTCGCGCTTGCGGGCCATCTCTTCGCGCTTGGTCTGCACGTCGGCCTGAATTTGCATGATCTGCGCCTGAACAAGCTGTTCATTCACATCAGGCTGCGGCGGCTGCGGCGGGGGCGGCTGGAAATTCGCCGGGTCAGACCAGAAACGCGACGTGTCCTTGAAGCCAGCCAAGGCGGTCATCTCGGTCAATGTGTTGTACAGCTTGTCCAAGTCAGTCAGCGGATTGACCAAGCCAAATGTACCCATAGCCTCTTTCTGCATCTCGCCAATCTGGCGCAGCATCATCAGGCGTTCGCTGTCAGAGCCACGGCCCAGCGCGACAGTCGCAATGCAGTCCATGGACGCATCCCAGCCGCGCGGATCAATCGGCACGAACTCATTGGTTAGACGCACCATCCGCTGCATATCTTGGTTCTGCACGATCAGCCGCAAGATGCCCTGAAACAGCGTCTTCATGCCTGTCTCGGCGAAGATGCGCGCGATCATCTCGATGTGCTGCTGTGCGGCATTCACAGTCGCCGCAACAGCCTGAACCGTCGAGGACTGCAACGCATCAGCGTCGAGGCCCGCAGCGGCCTTGCTGATGCCAGTCCGCGTCTGCCGGATGTCATCCATGTAGGCCAAGACAGGGAAGGCTTCCTTGCCGACAAACGGCATTGACAGCGGCTGGACCTGACCCGGTGAACGCTGGCGGATAATTGCACCCGTCTCGGTGTTCATCACGTCTTCCAGATTGACCTGCCCCTCAGTCACAGCAACGCGAGGATGAATGGA